AGCAAATGCTTCTGCAGTTGATATAGCAGATGCTTTTGCAGTATCAGCATAACCTTCTGCAGTTGTCAAAGAGGTTGCAATTGCTGTGTTTCGGTTTGTAACTTCTGTTGAGATTGCAGAGTCTGCGTAACCTTCTGCAGTTGTAATTGCTTGCGATTTAGCAGTATTTATAGCAGAGTTACGGTTACTAACTTCAGTAGAAATTGCTGTATCTGTATATGTCTCAGATGTTGAGATAGCTTCTGCTTTCTTTGTATCCGCATAAGATTCGGCGGTAGAAAGAGAAGTTGCAATCGCTGAATTTCTATTAGAAACTTCACTAGATATAGCATTATCGGTGTATGTTTCTGCAGTTGAAATTGCTTGAGACTTAGCCGTATTTATAGCTAAATTACGATTTGTAACCTCTGTTGCAATTGATGAGTCTGTATACGATTCTGCATCTGATTTAGCAGAAGCAATATCATTTACCAAAGTAGTTGCTAGATTTGGATCATCTCCCAAAGCAGAAGCAAGCTTATTAAGTGTGTCCAATGTGCTTGGGGCTGCGTTTACAAGGTCGGATATTTTTCCATCTGTGTATGTTTCTGCACTAGCAAGGGCGGTATTTGCAACATTTGTTGCAAAAGATTCTGCATCTGATTTTGCTGAAGCAATAGCATTATTGCGGTTTGTAACTTCATTTGCAATTCTGTCATCTGTATATGATTCAGCTGAAGCTAATGTTGAAGAATCCCCCGAATATATTGCGTTGTTACGATCTGTTACTTCAGTTGCAATCTTAGAATCTGTATATGATTCAGCATCCGATTTGGCTGATGCTATTGCATTGTTACGATCTGTAACTTCAGTAGAAATTTCACTATTTGTGTAAGACTCAGAATTACTTTGTGCTGTAGATGCTGCATTATCCGCATAATCTTTTGTTGCCAAAGCTGATGTGTCATCAATGCCATGGACGTTTGTTGTTGCCGATTCATGATTAGAAAGTGAAGTGTTAGTATTATTAATTTGTGTTTGAATTGAGCTTGTTACTCCATGAGTATATCCTATTTCTGTTGAAGTAACATCTCCAATAGATGTATTTTGTGGCAATACTACGAATCCATCAAAAGTTGCAGTTCCTGTAAAAGTTGGACCATTTTTAGGAGCAAGTTCATTTAAAGAATCTGATAATCCTATTACAGAATTTAATGCTACAGATACAATTTTTTGATAATAAATAGCATTGTCAGCAATTTTATCATTTGTAATTGCTCCAGAAGCTATCTTGGCGTTAGATACTGCTTCATTAACTATCTTAGAATTTGTAACTGAATCATCTGCAATAAGATACGATGTAATAGCTGCTTCTGCAATTTTTGATGATCCTACAGCTTGATCTGCTATCTTTGAATTTGTTACAGCATCACTAAGAATTTGTAATGAATCCACCGCACCTGTTGCAATTTTTGCATTTGTAACTGCAGCATCATTAATTTTTTCAGTAGTTACTGCATTATCTTGAATTTTATCTACAGTAACAGCATTATTGTCAAGTTGTTGACTTGTAATTGCTTCATCTGCTATATCTGCAGTTGTGATAGATTTTCCAGGAATAGTCAATGTGCCTGTAATTGTTGGATTATGTAGGGTTCCGTCAACTATTTTTACATATGTGTTCTCATTTGCTGTATCTTGTTCTACTTGACTTGCACCGATAGCATTATCTATTGCATTATTTCTATTGGTTACTTCTGTGGCAATTGCATCATCTGTATAAGATTTAGCATTTGCAACTCCCGTCGCAATGTCAGAAACAATTGTTGTGCTAAAGCTAGAATCATCATTGATTGCATCAGCCAATTCTTTAAGAGTATTTAGTGTTTCTGGTGCCGAAGCAACTAGATTTGCTACTTTTGTATCTGCATAAGATTTTGCTGCATTTTCAGCATTTGTTGCAGCAGTGTTGGCATATGACTGAAGGCCTTCTGTTGCATTGTTTATTTCAGAAGAAATTGCAGAATTTCTATCTGAAACTTCTTCAGAAATAGCATTATTTAAATCTGTGATAGTTGCAAAAACACCATCTACAGATCCCGTCAATGCTGCATTAATTGCATCAGAAAGGTTTCCTGGAGTAACTGTAGCATAATCCAAATCACGCCAAGCTGTGGAGTTGTCACCTATTTTAATTTTTAAAGTATTTGTTTCAATACCAATTTCACCACTTGCTAAAGTTGGGTTGGCATCGTACCAATTTGTAGAAGTATCTCTTCTTAATTGAATTTTAACTGCGTCTGACATTTTATGCTCCTCCACCATCTATATTTGTTAAATACATTGAATATGCGTTTCCGCCATCCAAGTCACCAGCATTGGTAGAGCCAGAGCCAGATCCAATCGGGTTCCAAGTAGTTCCGTCATAATATTTTAACACTTTATCAGAGCTATTGAAATATACTGCTCCTGCTTGACCCATTGGATCGCTTGGCAGACTAACAAACTCTATCGGTGTTAAAAATTTCTTTGACATTATACCCCTATTATATCATCATTGTCATAATACTGTGGGGGTAGGAGTTACCCCACCCCCACATATTTGATTAATTTATTTTATTAACCAACTACTACTACTGCGTATGTTTCGCCTGTCGCTGGGGCGGAAGCAAATGATACGCTAACTGCATTTGCAGATGTTCTTGTTACATCTACTTCAATATCATTATACTGATCTGCTCCAGATGATGTTTGATAAACTCTTACAACAACATCTCTTGAATTAAGACCATGTGTAAATGAGAATGTGGAATCTGTGCTGTTTCCAGTTATTGAACTTGCATATTTACGAGTTACTGTTGAGTAATCTGCATTTTTAGCAAAATCATCAGAAACAAGCTGTGATTCTAGTGAAGTATAATTAACTGAAACTGTTGTTCCAGAAATATGCAATCCACCATTAAATGTATATTCTCCAGCTGCTGAGAACTGTGCCCAAGTCAAATCTGCTTGTGCTATCCATCCTTGACCTGCGTATTCTCCTTCTTCAACAAATACGAAGTCTCCTTCTTTTGGAGTATTTTGATCTGCTGCACGTGTAACGGCACCTTCAGAACCTTGATTTTCTGTAACGGTATAAATACCGTTATCTGAAGCATTTGTCTGGTTAATAAAGAGAACTCTATCTCCAACTACAACCGAAGAAATATCTGAGTTAAAGCCATAATTTCCTAATGTAAGTACATTGTCTGTTGACAAGAACTTTACAGAATCTTTAACAGAAAGTCCAGCTTGAGCTGCATGAATATCTCCTACTGTAGCAATTTGATTGCTTGCAGCTACTGAATTAAGATATTGAGCTGTTCCACCCAAAACAACACTTCCACCAGCATTAAGTGTTACATTTGTATTATCTGTTGTAATATTTACAGATGAATCAATTGGTGCTGGAGTAACATTGTCGTCTGGATTACTTACAGAAAATGTAGTAACACCAGAACCAGAAGCAATTTGAACTTCAGCCATAGGAGCCCAGGCACGAAGAATCAAATTGTTTTCAGAATCTAACTGAAGATCTGTGTTTTGGTTAATAATTTCATAAGCTGCATATCCACCAAGTGTACCAAGCTGAATTCCATCATTTGCAACAATAGTGCTATTTGCAATAATTTGATTTGAATCGCCGCTAAGTACAAGAGATCCATTTGATGCGTTAATCAAAAGATCTGTTGAACCATCTGTGTAAATGCTACCATACTGCGTACCGCCATCATTATATGGACGATAAAGATTTATAACTCCATGAGTTTCAATTATTCCAGCACCAGCAGTTCCGCCGAGTGCTACAATGTTATTTCCAGAAGCATCCTGGATGTTAAGAGATCCATCAGTAGCAGTATCAATTCCACCTGCATAAATGCCATTTTTTACATAAAGATTGTTACCAGATGTAATATTATAGCCATTAGCAGTTTGCAAACTACCATTTACAAGAACAATGCTGTCTGGTGTAAGAGTAATATTTCCATTATGAGATTCAAGATGAAGCTCATTAATTGCAGCAACTGTCAAACTTCCATCGGATGGGTGAGCAAGTACTACACCACGATTTTCGTCATCGCCTAGGTGCAATTCAAGCTTTGTAATGTGAACTTCTGTTCCTGGAGCAGATACTACTGAGTTAAGCTGTAGTGTTCCGCTGTCAACATTAAATACATTACCGTCAACTGCTGTAATGTAATTTGCTGGAAGATCTGATGATGTGTAGAATCCATCAGCAACAAGTTGTGATTCGAGTGATGAGAGATTAATATTAAGTTGTACACCAGAATTTGTAATGAAGTTAGAACCAGATGCTAAATCATTAGCTAAACCTGCTTCATCAAGAGAAAGGATTCCATTTCCATCAACAGAAAGATTTCCGCTAACAGACTTAACATATTGTACGCCAACTGGTTCCCAGTTTCCTGTTCCAGTTCCTGTTGAAAAGTAAAAAATACCATCATTGGTGTTGTAGTAAAGTTGACCTGCCGACAAAGCACTTGGAGCAGAGGCGGAAGGTTGAATTGCAGCGTTGAGTAGCTGATTTCCTGCTAGATTAATATTTGTTAAAAACTTTTTTGCCATGTGTTGTTCACACCCCTTATTTTATTTTTTTTTGCCTTACGACAAGTATGCATATCCTGAAACATTAACTGGAATTCCCGCTTGAATAAACGATAAAACTAGTTGATTTTCCGATATGTATTCTATATCACATTCTATATTATTTTCGCTATAATCCATAACCGATACTGCTGGGTTAAAGCCCAAATTATGTGTTATAGTCCATACGCTTCCTGCTGATTGTTTTTCATATGTAAATGAAAATTTGGTTACTGGCAATATTTCTACGCCAGAACCCCAAACATTGTTTTGCTTAACATAAAGAACTAGACTACTTGTATCTAGATATGTATCTGCTGTATTACCAAGAGAGTTACTCGGAACTCCCGACCCTGCAAAAAAAGAACTTCCAGAAAATGCTGTGTATTGATTCAAAGACCAGCCAGATACATCTTTTGGCCCATAGAGCCTTTTATTTGTGGTGTCTATGTATAAGTCCCCAACTTTACCTACTGAGTTTTCTGGTTCTCCTGCACCAGTTAAAATCATTGCACCCTGATCACCCTTTGGACCAGCAAGTCCTGGTGCTCTTACAACGATCTTGTCTTTTTCTAAAACTGTTACAATTTTGTCAACTTGAGTAGATACACTTGTCATTACTCTATTACTCCCGCATCAACCTTGAACCAACCTTGGATTACAATATCTTCTATATCCACAACCTTGACTTCGTAGGCTGAGTTCGGGTAGTTGAAGTTTTTTGTTTTGGTTCCATCAAAAGTCAGAATAAAGCGATTATGATTTCCATCGTTAACCATTTCTATACCATCACCATTTGTAGATGTAGCACATAAAATTTTACCGCCTGGCTTGTCTCTTACTTCTGCCAATATGGTGTAATTAGAAATATTGATTGGATTATTTTGATTATCTGTATACGCAATATCTAGGGACCATGTTTGCCCCTGAGTTACTTCAAAATTTATTGAATTAGACATAACACCCCCAGAATTATATTTAAATTATAACACTTATATGCCACAAATCATAGAAAAGTGATGATATACTTAATTTATGAAAAAAGTAACTTTAATAGGTGATTGTCATACAGCCCGAATACTAGAGCATTGGAATCCAGAAACCTGTCCCGTTGCTTTTCAAGCATGGGGTAAAGGTGGAACTAGTGCTTGGCATTCAGATCCAAAAATTTTGGCGGAAAGAATGGAAAAAAGCTCTGCTACAGAAACCCAACCAATATATGTACCCTTTAGAGAATCTTTGTTTTTAAGGTTTAATGAAATAAAAGATCAAGATTTAATTATTGTCTGGATAGGTTATGTTGACGCAAGACAATATCTGCCAAAATATGATAATGCTGATGAAATTATCAAAAGATGCATGGAAAGATTTTTGGAATATTTTAAAAACACAGAAATTAGATTTATGGAGCCATTACCTCAATTTCTTGATATGCTTATGAAAGAAAAAGGTCTTCACGAAGAATACCCTTTTGAACAAAGATTAGAGCAAAATAACAAGGTTATTGCAGCTATCAAAAAATACTCAAAAGATTTTAAACTTCAAGACCCTATAACTCAAGAACAAATTTTTAAAGCAGTAGGATTAACTCAAGATCAACTGACTGCAGATAAAACACCTCAAATTGGTCCTCATCCAGTTGATACATTTCAACAAAAGTATATGTCTAAAATATACGATTTGATTATAGAAGAAGCAGCAAAATAAAAACCCCCGCCACGTATTCGCCGTAGAAACAGGGGTTCTTAAATTAAATTATATCAGTTCTTACCGATATCTACAATCTCACATTCTCCTGATACACAAGCTAATGCTTGAGTTCCAGTTGTTGAGTCTTCCAACTCATACAAAGACAATGCAGACCAGTTAATTTCTTTTGGCATCTTAGCAAGCATTTCTTCATATGCTTCCTTATCAACCTCTTGATATGGAGCTTGAACATATGTATGCTCTGAGTATGGCAGGAATGAAATTCCAGAAACCTCATCAAAATGCTTGTAAACCCATGCTCCAACTTCCATCCACTCATCTTCCTTTACAGAAACAGTAATAGATGGTTTGTGCTCACACCAATATCTTTGATATGTCAGCCAAACTTCAAGTTGCTGAATTGCTGTCAACTTATCTCTAGTAATAGCATGCTTTGGTGCTTTTACTGGAAATGAAAATACAGTTGTATCATGTGGCTTCATTACATCATCTTCTGCAGGAATACCTGAATCCTTAAGGAACTGAGTGATAGGATCTTTCTTATCACCACGAACTGTACGAATATAGTAATCTGAATGCCATGCATGCATTCCTGAAGACACCCCGACCAATTGGGACACTGTGCCCGAAGGCTTAACGCAAGTTACTGCTGCTGAGGCGGGAATCCCAATTTTCTCTGCCTCTACAATATTAACATCTACTGCCCATTGACGAAGATTAGAAAGAATATCTGCTAGCTTATCTAATCCTTCTTGACCAGAAAAGAACTTATGCCCAAATTGTCCTGTAAGAGAAACTCCAAGTAGACGTTCTTCTTCAGTATTATCTTTCCAAATCTTACGAATATACTTAAAATCTGTAAGTGTTGATTGCCATGTTCCTAGAATGGATGCAAGACGGACTTTATTTGTAACATCTTCCACTGTATCTTTTTCACGAAGTACGACTTCTGAAAGGTTACAAAACTGATAAGGACGTAGGATAATTTCTGAACAAGGGTTAGTTCCATAGTGAATATCGGCACTACGTCTTCCAAACTTTGCTGCTTGTGCTTGGGCTGCTGCCACATTGTAGATACCTCTTTCGCCCGACTTCGAATCATATAAAGACTTCCATTCTGCAATAAATTGTGCCATATCTGGCTTACGTGAATATGCGACAGAGTTATTTGCTAGTGCACGTTGTGAATTTGATTCCCACCAATTACCAGCTTTTGCTTGTGCCATTTCAATATCATTAATATTTGAAAGTGAAATCATTGCTGAACGACGAACACCACCAACAACTACAACTTCACCAATCTTACACATAATATCGTGACATTCAATTGGCTTTAGTTGACGACCAAGTGCTCCCTTGAATACTTGAATTGTAAAATCAAAAAGATTAATCAATGGTTGAGGACCTGATGATCTTCCGCCCATTGTCTTAAGACGAGCACCAGAAGGACGAACCTTGCTTACATCAATTTGTGGAATCTGTCCAGCCCACAATAGTCCTAGTAGTTCACGATAAGCTTTAGCCCATCCCTCCTTAGAGTCTCCGACAATAACTACTGTAGAAGACTTCTCAAGGGTTTCTGGAAGGGCGGGAAGTTTGTTGATGTACTTATACTCAACAGAGAATCCAACACCAGTGCCACACATTAGAATATACATTGCTTCATCAAATGAACGAGCATTATCTACTGGAAGAAATGAACAGTTGTATCCAGCAACATTTTCTCTTTCAAGTGCAGGTCCTGCTGTCATAACAGAACGCATTGATGGCATAACATTGCGATTAAATACTGCATCACGCAACTCTTCAACAAGCTTTGGATCTGGCTTGTAGTTATGCTTTGTTTCAAGTTGATTAACCATAAAGTTAAAGTAACGATCTACTGTTTCACCCCATGTCTCACGGCGATTTTCATCTTCAAGCCATCTTGCATATCGAGACAACGCAATAAAATTTTCATATGGGTTTTCAATAGTATTAGACATTACTTCTCCTAGTTTTTTAGATTGAGTCTTAAGTGTACCATATCGGTTCTTTTAAAATCAAAATTTAAAGATTTTTATATATTTCTTTTAGCCTTTGAACAACTGGCTTTGTAACTTCCAGCCAATCGTATTCTTGATGAATTTCAAAAGCTTTTCTAAATGTGGTTTGCGTCACATCTTTATAATTATTTACGCAATTAACCATTTGCTCTTTTAAACTTTTTTTGCTTGGCTTATACATAAATCCAGGATGAATTTTTTGCCAAGGGTTTGTTGATAATTCTGTTTCAATTACAAATGGAATATACTTTTTGTAATCCGCCCAATCTGTTGTACTTATAACTGGCATTCCAGTTGCTAGTGCTTCTAAAGGTTGAAATCCAAAACCTTCCCCCCATGATGGATAAACAAATACATCTGAAAGGTTATATAGATCAAGCATTTGCTCGTTTGTAAAAAATGTGTCAATGCAAATTATGTTTTTGTAAAGTGAGGACGGGGAAGACCAATAGCCCCACCTATCTTTTACTTTAACAGTATTCATTCTTGCTGCTTTCATAATAAGCCTATAATTTGGATCATCACCAAATAGCTCTATAAAAGCCTCTGTAAGCATTTGAGCATCTTTTCTAGCAAATGGTTCACCTATATGTAAAAATGTAAAAGGTTCATGTGCAGATGTTCTTTTCTTTGGAACAAACCTTTCGTCAATTCCGTGTTTATAATAAAATACGGGCTTATCTGGAAAATGATGTTTAAAAATATTTGCTACCCAAGGAGAAGTTCCCCAGATTTCATCTGCTTGTTCAAAATTTTTAATTTGTTCTTCTGTTAATCCAGTAGACTCCCAAGCAGAGTAAGCAATTTTGTAAGCATTTTTATTTTTAAATTTATGGTTCCATGGATCAGACCAAGAAATCTCAATATCTGGATTAGGTATTTCAAATCCACAATTTATACCAAGTTTGATAAAAGATCTGTATATCATTTCTGCTGCTTGACCATATCCTGCATTTTTAGTCATGTAACGCATTGCATCACCAGTAAATGAAATTCTCATACCAAAATTACGCTCCCACTTGTTTTTCCTAGTATATCATGATACGATTATGTTTACTACTCTTTACCCCAGGAGGTTCAAAATGAACAATGAGAACATAGCAAGGATAAGAACAGCATGGACAATGGTAGGTGTGATGATTCTCACATTATTTTTTGGTGCGAATTCTGAAGTTCACGCATTACCAGCGATTAAAATCGTGTATAATAAAAATATATTATATATTAATAAATTTATTAACTTAGTTAATATTAAAGATATTATTAATATAGATTATAATAATAAAAAGAATAACAGTAATGAAATTTTCATAGTTGATGATCTTACTACTGGAAAAACTTTTACACTACCCGCTTATAGCATAAAGTTAAATTTAAAATCAAGAGTAGCAGAGCAGGTTATAATATCAAGACTGGCTAACGGAATTAAATCTCAGGAAACTGGGGGCGTTGGCGAATATTTGAGAGCGTCTTACTCAAGCAGTGCATGTGGTGCTTATCAGTACATGCCAGAATCATGGGGGAACTTTATGGGTTACAAAAATGCCTGTGATGCTCCTTCATGGGTGCAAGATCTTCGTATGACGGATGAACTAGAATCATCCTATGCGAAGTACCATAGCTGGCCTATGGCTGTCGCTGCACACCTATATCCATCGAGAGCAGGTAACATGAAAACTTGGAACCTTAGAGTTCCAGGCAACCCTACTCTCTATGAGTATGTGGCATCTGTATTTCAGAAAGCGAACATAGCATTTTGAAAATTCAGGTTTTTTCACAATACTACAATTTGGCAAGGGCAGGCAAAGTACAACCTTTGTACTGCCCAAACCATAAGAGTGATTATTCATTTAGAGATGTTAACTACTGGCTAGTTCACAAGCTTATAGACGATAATATCGTGCTATACTGTACAGCATGTGGGTATGAGCAGAAAGCTGGCATCCAACTATACGAGAATCTTTTGAAGGGGATATCAAATGCCTAATATTGGCGATTACTTTGTTGTTAGAACAAATGGTTGGGCTGGATGGCTAATAAGAATCGGTACTGGCTCAAAATGGAACCATGCTGGTATTTATATTGGCGATGGCAAGATTGTTGAGGCTCGTCCAATTGGAGTCACAGTAAGTGAACTATCAAAATATGATGGAATGCCGATTATCTGGAATACAGAGGTTGATACTTCTTTGACAGAAGAGGAAAGAAACAGAATCAAGCATCGTGCTTTGGATTTTGTTAAGGATAGATACGGATTTTGGTCAATTATAAATATTGCACTTAAAATTCTTTTCCTTGGATGGTTTCCTAGCCTAAAAAGAGCGGAAGACGAGAATAGCGTCATTTGTTCACAACTTGTTGCTTGGACTTATTCTTCAGCAGCACACATAAAGTTATCAAAAAAGCCTCATGCCCTAGTTACACCTAAAGACTTGGCATATCGCATCACGGAAAAATGAGTCGGAAATAGGAAATATGGACCTTTTGCCTATTGTCAATGGAAGATCATGTGGAGATTGCACAAAATGCTGTGAAGGGCATTTAAGAGGCGATATTAAGCTATCTGATGGTCGTGAATCATGGATCGGACAAGAAGAAGATGGCAAATTACACCCATGTGGCTTTTTGAAGATAGGCGAAGGATGTGGGGCATATGCAGAACGCCCTACAATCCCTTGTAAGGTCTTTAAATGTGACTGGTTAACTAATCCCGATATGCCAGAATCATTCAAGCCAAGCAACTCTGGAGCTATTTTCTCTACTCGCACCGTAAATGGACAAACATATACAAAAATTATTGAGGCGGGACGGAAGTTGGACTCAGAAGTTTTGTCTTGGGCTATTCAATATTACATGTCAAGAGGAGAAAACTTTTCATGGCGGGTATTAGAGAACATTTTTTGGCTTGGAGATGAAGAATTTAACAACATGATGGATAAAGATTATCCACTTTTATCAGAAACACACGCAAATGGCGAAAATAATCACTGAACGAGCCTACATTGAGCCGTTTGGGGAGAATGAACAGGAAAATTTTGCTATTTTGATCCATATTAAATGTGACGATGATCACATATATGCTGGAAAAGTAGAATTAGATCGCAATATTCCATGGATACATCTCGATAACGCCGAAAATGGTGATTTACATATCAACAACTCGGCGGGAATGGAGAATGACAAATGGGATCATATAACAGAATATATATTAGGAGAAGCCAATGAATGAATTAGAGCCAATGTTAGCCAATATAAGAGAGCTATTAGGAGCTATATTTATCCAGGAGCAGAGAAATTATGATATGTTGATGATTATTGCAGATAAGTTAGGTGCTGATGCTAATAAACTATTATCTATGCATGAACTTGGAGAAGTTCTAGCTCCCGCCCCGTCCTTTAAATTCGATAATGAGAGTGATATAATAGATATATGATGGCACCAAGACACCAAGCTAAGAGTCAATTCAAATCCCCCCATTTTGGAGTACCTCATGATAATCCAAAAGCTAAAAGTGATCAATGGGAAAAGGCTATTGAAGACTTTTTTAAGAAGATTCTAAAGACTATTAAAATTTGGAAAAACTAAGTTACTCATCAGTAATATAGATCATGTGCTTTATCTATAGTGCCTTCAAAATCTATTTCTAAAAATTCTTGAGATCCAATTCTTTTATCATCCCAAAGTATATTGATGTTATTACTAGTAAAATATTGTTCCAGAGGATCTTTATTTACTTCCCCCGCCGAAATAATATAAAAATACTTAATACCCTGTATTTCAAATGGGTACATTATTATGTTTGCTTTATCTGGCTTTAATTCCTCTGGTATAGATACATCTCTTAACCAACCACATCTAAAAGATTTGCAAGGATGATCTGGTCTAATGTCATATATTGCACACCCGCCTTTTATTACATTTAAGCATGATTGTGACTCTGATGGAAATGGAACTCCAACATAACCTTCACAACATTTTGTACAAGTCCCGCAGCTTCTCGTCATATTTTAATTATATCTTATTGGATCCTATTCTCAGCATTTTCACAGTTTTAAATTTGACCAAAATGTGAATGGGTATTTATTTTGTATGATACATAAAAATTTTTAGAAATCGAAAAAATAATAGTCCGCCCGAAATGTCCGATTTGTTATGTTTTGTCCATCTAAATGTGGTCTAAGTCACAAAAAATCTTTTCAAAATGTCCAATTTGTACGCATTTCTAAGTTGAAAATGTCAGTGCTCTCGTGTATCCTTAAGGTATAACAAAATAAAGATAGAAAAAAAAGAAAGGACAATAAAATGTCACTAGTAGTAAAAAACGAAATCTGTTCAGTTCATACAGAATGCCAAAATGAGTTCTACTTAGAGTTCGCTAACTGCGAAACTTGCGGAATTGAAATCCTCGTAGACTATGAGTTTAATACAGGTGAACAAATCAAGTTCAACTGTCATAACTGCGGAGATGGAAATACTCTCCAAATGTAAAACTAAATAAATAAAAATCCTGTGAGCCTTAGAAATAAGCAAATAATCAGGTCAGCAAAAAAAAGAAAGTATCTTGAAAGGATAACTAAATGAATAAATATAAAGAAATCGAAACCGAAATTGCGGTTCGCTATGGTAAAGAGTTTATCTCTAATGATGTAGAGAGTGTAATAAATGCCTATAAAGTATTCGCTACTCTCTCTAATGATGAGAGAAACAAAATCTCAACCCGTCGTGCGGGTTTTGATATTTGGTAAAAAATAAAATAATATAATCCTATAAACAACTAAAGAAAGGTGACTAAAATGTCATACTCATTCGATAATAACAACTCAGACCGCTGGTCTGAATTAGCAGATGAATATCAATCTATGCTAGACGAATTAAACGAAACAGAATTAGAGTCTGTATTCGTGCCCGTTGATGAATTTGATGAATTGGAGATCTTGTAAAATGGAAAACGATATTTTTGGTTTTGCTAATGCGATTCAATTAGATCATCTAACAGATGAACAACTAGAACAAGTAAACGATATTTTTAAAGATTGGAAATAAAATAAAATGATGAGCCGTAAAGATTACACTCGTGTAGCAGATATCCTAAACGAAAATA